GGGAGCTGTTGCAGAATACTTGTCTGCGTTCCCGGAAGACTTGCGGTGCAAGTTTAAGGGTCCTTTGACTCCCGCGCAAGCCGTTTTCGGCTGTGAGGGTATTTCTCCATTGGATCTTGGACGTGCGAGTTCGCTTGGTGGTCTTAAACGAGATTGGGTTGATGTTGAAAATAAGCAGCTCAAACCTGAGCTGCTATCCATGGTTGAGCGCCGCATATTTATGTTGCGCTCCGGGGAGTGGGAGCTTCCTGTTGTTGATAGCGCACTCAAGAATGAGTTGCGCCCGATCAGCAAGGTTGTGGAGGGGCAAACGCGTCATTTCAACCCTTACCCGTTTGATGCGCTTATAGTTTAGCGCATGTTCTTTGCCCCCGTTGCTGCCGTCATGGCTGCCTTGGGTCCTCGGATCACTGGGCAGGCCATTGGGGTCAACGCTGGCAATCCACGTGAGTGGGGTGATCTCGACTCATTTTTGGAGGAGGTTGCTTCAGACGGAATGCGTTTTGAGGGGGACTTTGACGCGTATGACGCGCGTTAGTCCCAGCATTGTTTTAATAAAGGCGCTGCGCCTGTGTTCTTTTCTGTTGTCACTCGAATGGGTTGGCCGGAAGAGGACGCAGCACTTATGCGGCGTCTTGTTCAAATGTATCCTCATTGCGTTCTTCGCGTCGATGGGTTTGCTGTTTGGTTGTGGACCACTATGCTCTCTGGCGTTATGTCTACTGACTTGATTCAAGGAGTTCTTACCTGGTTACACATTTGCATCTGTTTTCATATACTGGTGCGCATGTCCTTTCGGGCACATGTTGCCCTTGTATGCTTGGGCGACGACCACATCGGGGGCGTCAGCCCGTTGTGCCGTGAGCTGTTTGTGCCTGAGGGCCTTTGTGAATTGTTAGCCTTGGTCGGTCATGTGTATACCAATGCTGACAAAACAAGAGATTTTTCTAAGTTTTACAAGACCAGATCTGACGTTCGCTTTTTGTAGCGTTGTTGGGTCTCCCGTGAGGGGGGATGGTCAGCACCTCTTGAACGCAAGCGTGTTTTGCGGTGTCTGTGGCTTTTTGCGCCTTCAGCGCATGTTCGGGTGTGTGATTAGTTGACATCTATGGTACACAATGTGTATCATGAGTTGTTCTTGCACTCTGAACAGGAAGCTTCCGATTTTGTTAACATGCTTGTCCCGGTGGCTTTGCCGGGTGGTGACTTTTTTCCCCCAAAGCTCCCAAGTGTTGAAGAGCTTTTGTCCACCTGGAAGGGTGGCAAGTTTTGCACCTGGGATAGCGGGGGGCAGTGGAGCCTGGAAGGGCCTTAACGTTCTGATACCTGGGAAATTGAGCTTACAGCTAGTGTCGACTAGAGTGCTCCCTCAACTGAGAGCACGTAAATAGCGACCGTAGAGGTGGAGTCGTAGGCTTTGACGGTGGTGCCTGTTAGCGTGGAGCGTTTACCTCGACCCGAGTTGGGCAACATGGTTGACGTATTGTGTAGACCTTACATAACTAGCACATTTTAAATCTCCTCCAGCTCTGTCAACAACGGCACTTCTGGAGTTTTCAAGAGCATTACGGCGTTCACTAGTTGGATGTCGTCGAGCTTAGTCGCACGCAAGATGGCCAATTAGTAGTTTGTGTCCGGGACGTTCAATGTTATGATCTCTGTTGCTGCTTCTCCGCAGCACCGAGGCGCGATGGTTGCGCTCACGAAGCTGAATTTCGGCTACAGGTGTGGTGCCACCGTGTTTTGCGCAAATCAAATGTTGCAAGCCGGTGGTGAGCTCATCCACCTTAGTGGGGTTACCAACACCTTGCTTCAGTGTGGTGTTGGTAGCATGTATGGGCCCGCAGACATCACTGGGACTGGCAATACATCTGCAACTCCCAACTTGTGGTTTGCATTGTTGGCACTTCTCACGCATGGCTCTCTTGCCACTGCACCAACCATTGATGTCGTTGTCCGGTGCTGGATGTCTCCCGGGTTTGTTCTCACGGTACCTACCAATCAGTATGCGTACACTGTGACATCCAAGCAGGAGTTGCCGCGATAATTGCCGGGGCGAAAGGCATTTCGTGACAAGTCATTTGGCGACGGGTTCAAATAGGTCAAGCAACTTGCATCGTAGGCCGTTAGTCTTATTGAGGCTGCAGGCCCATTAGCTATGTTGCTTGGCCTCGGTCGCGCCGCTTATCAAGGTGCTGCCTCCGTCGTGGCCAATGCTCCCAATTCTGATATGACTGTTGGTGTTGGTCCTATATAAGGTATCTTCACTGCGGATTTTGACCCTGGTGCCATCTCTGAGGCCGGACCCGTTTCTGGCTGGCCTGCAGAGGACGAGATGGCACTGTCGTTTTTGTGCAGCCGCG